CATATATGATCTGGTTTGGAGGCATGGACTACTTTGCAGAGGATGTGCCCCAAGTCGAGCCGATCAATCTGACACCGCCTGTCCTGGATCGCACAACTGCTGGGCTAGGCGATCTGGTGTCGGTGATGCCGGGCACTTGGACGGGTAACCCAACCCTTGTCACCTACCAGTGGCTGCGTGATGGTCTTGAGATCAACCAAGCGATCACCCCGCACCACACGGCTAACCTCCTGGATCGTGGCCACACGCTGACATGCGTTGAGACAGCCAAGAATGATTTTGGTCAGGCGTCGGTCTCCAGTAACGGATGTGTCGTGTCATGACCCACAGCCTCGTTGGCAGTCTGGCAGCAGGTCCCGCCTACTATCGGGATGCAGCAGTGCGCGGCAATCTCTTCCAGCGCCAGTACCGGTGCGCGAAGGCTGATGGCTCTCCGGTGGACCTGTCCGGTTACCATGTCAGGTGGCGTGGCGTGTATGGCGATGTGGTTCTTCAGAAGACTACCGAGGACGGCACACTGAGCATGACGACGCCCAGTAACGGCACGGTCAACTTGAACTTGGTTCCCGCAGAGACGCGGCTGATCCCAAATGAACAAAACATGAAATACGAGTTGGAAGTCTACGCCGGTATATCCCAGGAGACTGTCTTGTGGGGTGACTTGGTGGGTAAGGGGGGAGCTACCCTTGACTGACGTTATTGAAGTACGCTTGCCGGGAGGTCTGCCCGGCCCGCAAGGCGAGATGGGATTTACTGGATCTCCTGGCCCCGAAGGTGATGCTGGGGCACAAGGGCCTATGGGGCCGCGTGGCCCGCAGGGTGTTCCTGGGCCTGCTACCGGTCAACCGGGGCCTCCGGGTCCTGACAGTGGCATCTACTTCAACAGCTTCGTAGAACTCTCTTCCAGTGTCATCGATGAGAATATCCCGTTTGTGCAGACGGGGGGTTACTACAATCCCGGTGATTTTGGTGCTGCTCGTTACAAGCGTGTGCCCAGCGATCCTGGCTATGGCGGCACTCAGTCCGCTGATGGCGCGTGGTGGGCCATTCGTGAACACACCTATACTCCGCAGATGTTCGGCGCCAAGGCAGAAATGCCGATTGGTGGCAATGCGGCTCTATATCATGATGATTGGCCTGCGTTGGAAGCCGCTCTCGGTATGCGTCCTGCTGGATCAGGAGTGCCACATCCTCTTGGTCCTACTTATGTTGCAGGGCCAACCATTTATTTTCCGTCAGGTTGCTACAACCTGAGGAGCTGCCCGACAGGTATTCGTCTAAAGGCAACGACCCATTTGGTTGGTCAGACTGCTGGCCTGACACCCAACGGATCATACCTGCAATTCCCGCCCAATGTTCCAGGCATCGTCATAGAGTATTGGGACACTTACAACGATGTTTATTACCCCGGTGTTTATAGCGGTGGTGGCTATGGCAGTTCTATCCGCAATTTAGTACTTCACGGCGGTTCCGGCGACAATCGCGAGGCCCACGGCATACGTATTCAGAATGCCTGTCTTTTAGAGAATGTTTACTGTTTCTTCTGGGGTGGCGATGGCATCCATCTCCATGCTGGCGTTAATAGCACCGACGGTAAGACCCGTGGCAACGCTAATATGTTCAAGTTCTTCAATATCACTTCCAGCTCTAACGCTGTGAATGGTATTTTCATTGAAGGTTCTGATAGTCAGGCGGGCATGGCTATTGGCGTTAATACTTCGTCTAATGGACGCTATGGTATTTTTGAAGGCAGCTTCATTGGCAATTCGTGGGATGGTATCCACACCGACAGCAATGGCATTTTGAACGCTGCTGTTAATCGCCTGACGAAGTCTTCCATCGTCTATTACGAAGGTCTTACCTACGGCGCCGTGGCTACGGCGAATGAGCCTGATTTTGTGTCAACGGTTCCAGGCACCAACAGTCTTGTGTGGAAGCTGTGGGGATCTGGAGCCAAGCATCCGCAGCATCCTAACTGGTTGCCTAATCAGCCGGTTGGAACTTACTTTGCGGGTGGTCCGATCTATTCAGCGTCGTCGGTGCCTAACTTATTCAAGAACCTTTATGTCGAGGCCAATCAGAACTTTTCGTACATGGGCGATCAGTCCATTATGCTGGGCGGTGCTCAGGGGCGGGTATTCCCTGGAACTGGCTATGTACAGCTAACCAACTTGCTCACTGCTCGTGGTGAGGCTTCGGGCTATCAATCGCTTGGACCAACCATAGCGGCAGTGCTTGGTGGTAATGATGTCAATGGTGATGTGTTGCGCTGGGGCCATCTGGCGAATGGTGGTGCAGCATTCCGCCTCCACCACAGACTTGGCGATTGGTTCTTTGATTATGTAAATAATGCCGGACTCATAGCCGGGATGATTACTGGCTTTGCCACCACGGCTAAGTTTGGTACGGCAGAGTATCAGCCTTACAAGTTCGCATTCCCGCAGCTTGGTATCGGTAACGGAACTAATGGTCGCCGTGTCACGTCTGGTGTTGAACCAACAACGGGTGTGTGGGCCAAGGGTGATATTGTCTTTGACCCGGCACTACCTAGTGGGAAAATAGGGCGTGTCTGTACGGTTGCAGGAGCCTTCGGCGCAACCTGGGCGTCGGGTACTGACTATAACACTTCAAGCTATATCACGACTGCGGCGGGAAAGAAGTATCATTGCGTCAAGGACCCGGTAGCGGCCCCAGGGCCATTCTTGTCGCAAGCGGGAAGTGAACCCTTTCATACTACTGGGGAGGTGACTGGCCCGGATGGTTACAAATGGAAGCACCTGTTTAACCCACCGGATGTGGCTCTGTGGACTACAGCTACGTCATACACACCAACCACTTTGATACGCTCCACGTTCTTCGGCGTCGGTTATTCGAGGAACTATTATTATGAGTGCATGGTGGCTGGCCCCGGTCCGTCCACCATAAATCCAACGCATGTTGTCATTGCCGGTTCTACTCCAGGGACCGGTATCTATAGCCGATATTACGATGACGGCTACGCCTGGAGGTTTGTTGGTTATGCCGGTGTGGACACACCGTGGGTCAACGGCAATGATTATTTTATAAATCAGAATGTCCGCGCCGGTTTGCGTTCTTATCGTTGCGATGTTGATCCGTCAGAAGAGATAACGCCTCCTGGCGATCCGCTCATTCCAGTACCGGCGACGGTCATGCCAACCCATACGGCGGGCACGGTCATTGGCTTGGATGGTTATGGCTGGACGTTCCTCAGCACTCAGGCAGCCAAACCGTGGGTGGCTGACACAGATTATGCTCTCAACGCCGAAGTCCTCAACAGCGAAGGGCGTCAGTATCGTCTGACAACTGATCCTGTCCCACCCCCCGACCCCCGCCTGTCGCGGTTTGAGCCTGTGCATCTTAGCGGTTCCGTGGATAATGGTGACGGTTATGTCTGGTTGTTTGTTGCAACAGCATTCTCGACCCCGCCTTGGTCGGTTGGTGTAGATTATCTGTTCGGTAATCATGTCATTGCATCTAACGGCAGGCATTATGAAGTAACTCTCGATCCGCCGTCCACGGTAGCCCCAATACCCAAGGTGTCTACGGTTCAACCAACCCACACGAACATCCACTACATCCTGACAACCGACCCTAAGGCGTTGTCAACTGTTGAGCCAAGCCATCCTTCGGGGGAAGCAACGTTAGCGGATGGTTACCGTTGGGCGTATCTTGACACAGTTACAGGCGCAGCATGGGTGACTGGTACCGACTATGCTCTCAACGCTATTATCAAAGCGTCTAATGGGCACGACTATGTGGTCACTGTCGATCCTGTTAAGTTGTCATTGGATAAGCCTGTTCATGCTGCTGGCGCGGTTACTGGTGCTGACGGCTATACTTGGACCGTCTTGTACAATCCGGCGACCATGTCTCTGTGGACGACTGGTTCAAGCTATACTCTCAGTACCAAGCTGCGGAACAAGTTCAACCAATTCTACAACTGCGCTGTCGTGGGGCCGGGCGCTGTTAGCGTTGAGCCCATCCACTACTCCGGTACGGTAGTCGGTGCCGATGGTTACAGCTGGACGTATCTCGGCAAGCCGGTTCAGAATTGGGTTAGCGGCACGGACTATGCTGCCAATGCGACTGTCACTTGCGCTCCCGATCCTGTGACAGAAACTGACGGTTACAAGTGGGCTTATATTGGCGAACCACTTCAAGCTGTGCCGCTTCCTGTTAAGTGGGTCACCGGAAATGATTATGTGAAGACCGAGAAGATCATCACCACGACGGGGCATTATTACCAGTGCGAAATTAATCCAGCTACCATTGCGGCTGTCATTCCGCTTCCGCTGTCAACAGTTGAGCCTACGCACGTCATTGGCGATGGTGGTGGGGTCCTGCCTATTGAGACGGATGGCTTTAGCTGGAAATATGTCGGTAACACCACGCCTGTCTTTAAATTGTGGGGAGTTGTTGACCCATGAAGATCGATCAGGCTGGCATTGATCTGATCGAGCAGTGGGAGGGGCTGGAGAATGACGCATACCCTGATCCAGCTACTGGTGGAGAACCTTACACGATAGGAATCGGCCACACGTCAGCTGCTGGAGATCCTGAAGTATACCCAGGCCTTTATGTGAGTGATGAGGAAGCTCATGCAATATTCGCGAGGGACGTGGAACAGTATGAAGCGGCAGTTCAAAAAGGCTGTCCGGGACCCACAACCCAGCACCAGTTCAACGCGATGGTCTCACTCTGCTACAACATTGGGCCCGGCAACTTCGACGGCTCTTCCGTCGAGCGGTATCACAACGAGCAGAACTATCCCGAAGCTGCCGAGTCCTTCCTCCTCTGGAACAAGGCCAACGGACAAGTAATGCAGGGCCTGATCAACAGGCGTGAGAGTGAGAAGGAACACTACGAGACGCCTGATGTGGAGGCTGTATCGCCGGAAGAAGGCGAGCATCCGCCGCAGTATTCGTTTCTTGTAACTCCTATCGGAGCTGCGGTGGAGGATTGCTGGGAACTAACGAACATGATCGTTTGGAAACGGAAGATATGAGTGGCACAGTTCGACAGCGCGAAGGGAGCCTTCTACCTAGTGGCTATGATCATCGCCACGATGATGGTGATGATGCTGCTCGGCATGGGTACGTGCACGTATCTTTCTGTAACCGGCCATGCAATGCCGGTATGTGGCGACTTAAAAGACTTCGCAAAGGAAATAATAACTATGGCTTTTACGGCAGCTATTGCTTTTGCGGGTGGTCGCATGAGCGCGCCGTCTCTGCCCCCGCCCAAGCTCCCGGACAAGGATGACAAGAAATGAGCTTCACTCCGACCACTAATTACAATCTCCAAAGACCGAATGTAAACACGGAGCTTGATGCTTGGGGCGATGACCTCAACGACAATTGGCAAAAAGTCGACACCCAGATGAAGCTCAATGCCGATGCGGCAGCAGCAGCCATGGCGGCGGTAGCTTCCGGCACGGCTGATGGTTCTGTCACGACGGTCAAGCTGGCCAATGCCGCTGTCACTAATGCCAAGCTGGCCAACATGCCAGCCGCCACCCTCAAGGGGAATAACACGGCTGGAGCTGCGGCCCCGCTCGATCTGACATCAGCACAAGTCATCGCCATGCTGGGCATCACGAGTGGTGGCGGCGGCGGTTCTGGAACGACCATAGTAGAGAACCCAAGGTCTGGGTCCTACACGCTGCTCGCTGCTGATGCTGGCAAGATGGTGACGTTTAATAGTGCTTCGTCCGTGGTTTGCACGGTCAACTCCAGTGTGTTTCCGGTGGATAGTTGGGTGCAGTTCATCCAGTTGGGTGCGGGTGAGTTGAGGTTTGAAGGCTCGGCTACGTGTCGTGGCTTTGGTGGCGCGGACCGCATGGCAGGGAAGTATGCTCAGGCGACGATCTGGTTTGTCTCGGCAACCGAGTATGTCTTGTATGGGGATGTGACCCCGCCAACCCCATGAGTGGTCAGAACGTCAGCATCCTTGAACTGCCGCCTGGCGTTTTCCAGGACTCGACGCAGTATGCGACGGGCAAGAAGTGGTTCGCGGCCAACCAGATCAGATGGGTCAACAACGTCATGGTGCCGGTTGGCGGCTGGAGGAAGCTCTTAGACTTCGATCCGATCACTGAGAAGCCGGTCAGGAAGCTGTTCTCCTGGAGAGACAACCTGAAAGCGCCGTGGCTGGCGGCGGGCTCCGAGAACAAGCTGATCGGCGTCTCCTATATTGGCGGCATCTACACGCAGTATGACATCACCCCGGCAGGGCTGCTCTATGTGCCGCCCATCGTGTCGGGCTATGGCCGTGGGCTCTATGGCTCAGGGCTCTACGGTATAGATGGCACCACCACCGCAGCCGTGCCGGATTCGACTGCGCTATGGTCGCTGGACAATTTCGGCAAGCTGCTGGCGGCGGTCCACTCCCAGGACGGCAAGCTCTATGCTTGGGACCCCCTGACACCGGCTACGCCCGCCGCCACGACTCTGGTCAGCACTGCCCCGGTCGACAACACGTTGGTCATCGCCACCGAGGAAGAGCATCTGATGCTGTTGGGCGGCAAGAACAACCCGAGGCGGGTGCAGTGGTGTTCGCGGCGCGAGATTAACACTTGGGTCGCTGCCGAGGATAACTCAGCCGGTGGCTTCGACCTGCAGTCGCAGGGCGCCATCGTCGCTGCCTGCAAGGTGCAGTCGGGTATCCTGGTCCTCACCGATACCGATGTGCATCTGATCGAATATGTCGGGCAGCCGGCCGTCTATTCGCGTCGCAAGATCTCCGACGAGGGCGGCGTCATCGGTCTCAACAGCGTCGCCTCCGTTCAGGGTGATGCCATCTGGATGGATCACGCCAACCTGTTCTCGTTCTCGGGCGGCGCCATCACCAAGGTGCCGTGCACATTGCACACTGAGCTGTTCTACAACTACAACCT